GCGGCTGTTGCCCCATCCCAATTCCATTGCTTCGCGTCGCGCTGCGCCTACGGTTTGATGTGTGCTGTGATGTTCAGCACCGCATTTATCGCAGATGATTCGGATGTTGTTGGTGACTACTACTGCCATTGCTGTTTCCCTTCGTTGTTGTTGATGATTTCAATGTTGGTTGCTATCCGTTGCTTTGCCATGTCACGCACCTACTTTGTCGGTCATCTTGGCTTGTTCGGCAAGACGCACAAGTTCGGTGAGCGTTTCAACGCTGATGCTGACTTCGCGATTGTATGAACCATACGAAGTGCTAACGCTTCGTCGGTCATCAAAGCCAAGTTCGGTGATGCGCTCATTCAAATCGCTGATGCGGTTTGCGTGATTGATTGCGGCTTGCTCTGCTTGCTTTTTGGCTTGCTTTTGACGCTTGACTTCATTCTTCTTGGCAACGATTTCTGCGTTGAAGAAATCCACAAACGATTGTGTCTCATTGACGCATCGCTTGATGCGGGCAAGTGGCACGGTTTCTGCATCGGTGCGACCATAGTGGTTTTGTGCATCCACAAAATCTGTGACCACATCTTCGGCGTATGCGCTTGGCGAAGAAGATGTTTGCTTATCAGCATGAATTGCATTCACATACACAATTGATACTGATGGTGCTGTGCGACGATACGAAATCCTGCCTTCGCTTTGCTTGTTCTTTTCTTGTTCGGTCATCAGACGCGCATATCGCTTCCAACTGCTGTCGCCTCGCGCAACTTCAAAGATTGCGCAAGTGTCAAAGTTGCTTGTTGCTTTGGTGATATCTGCTTTTTTCATTGTTCCTTGTTCCTTTTGTTGTTGGTTATTCCGATGTGTTCAGTATAGCGGATGTTTGGTTGTGTCACGCACCCACCTTTGCTGCGACTTGAACATTTTGAATATTGATGTAGTGCTTCTGGTCATTGACCATGACACCAATTTTGAAAACGCCATAGTCATCCGCTTTGGCTGATATCCAAAACACTTTGCCGATTGTGCCATGTGGAAGTTTGCGACCTTTCACAACCTCTACGGTTTGACCAACAACCATTTCGCCTTGCGCGATTTGATTCTGGTTTTCTGCGTTGCGCAATTGATTGATTGCGCTTTTTTGTTCTGGTGTGCAGCAATCATGCTTGGGGTGAATGATTGTCTTGCGACCAACAATTACTTCATCGGCAAGGTATCGCTTGCCTTGCTTGCTGGTTGTCCAGAAGGCAAGTTGCTGGCAGTATTTGCAAATTGTCGCATCGTTGCGCTGTTGCAGTATTTCTTGGATTTGTGCTTCGGTGAGATTTGGTCTAATTAGTTCCATGTTCCTTGTTCCTTTTGATGTGGTTATTCCGATGTATTCAGCATAAGCCCGCCAATCACCCGATTGCAAGTCATTCAGCCAGATTCCCCAAATTTCTTCCAAAACCCTTATTCCATGCGGTTTTCAGAAAAAGCACGCAATAGGAAGCCCGTAGAGCGTTCAAAAAGGGTGGGGGTGGTATCTACACCCCACCCCTTGTAGCCCCCCTCAGAACGCGCCACAGGCATCAATCGCAGCCCTTCCACGCCCACGCTGACCAACCACACCTTCCTTCGCTGCGGTCATAGTCAAACACCGCCTTCGCCGCCCGCAAATTCAAGAACGGGTCAAACAAATCCTGCGCACCCGAAACGATGGTGTGCGTCTGCAAATAACCGTTCGGATACCACTTTGTCGCCTGCACCCAAAACACATTTATCTGAGCCAACCCAACCGAACCCGTCACACCATCAACCGTGTTCGGGTCGCTCGCATTCACCTGCGACGCATCGCAGCGACTCTCACGAAACATCACACCATCCAAATCACGCAAATCTTCCTGCGCCCAACCAGCAGCAACAGCAGTAGCCCACCATTGACCACACTTCGCGTCAGCATCAACCGCCAACGCAGCAACCGTTGTCGTCGTCGTATCCGCAACTACAACAGTTGTCGGAACCGTATCCATCGGCGCAACCGCCTTTGAAGTCGCACCGACAGCAACACCGAACGAAACCAATGTTGCCAAGAACATTCCTGCAAGCAATTTCATGGTCATCCTGCTTTCATCTTTTCAAACCACGCAATCGCTGCTTCCTGATATTCGGCTTCGCGATGCGCGATGTCTGATTTCAAATCATCCAAGTTGCGGCGCGTGTGAAAGTAAGCCGCCGCAAACGATTGTGCTTGTGCCACATTCGGGGGCAATTCCCGTTCCCTTTCGGTGTTCCCATTGTAGTTGTTTTCCACTTCGTCTGCCCATCTACCTGCACGCAACCAAGTAGCGGGATACGCGATGTAGTTCTTGTCCTTCTGTGCGTTCTTGTATCGCTCAACTGCTTGCATGATTACTTCCACAGTTGGTGCATCACTTGCACGCATCACTTGCTGCCATGCCTTCTGTGCATCGCGTTTGGCTATCTTGCGGGGGTATGCCATCCAGAATGCTTCAAATGCTTCTGGCGCAACATCTAGTTTCTTCGTATCTAGTTCTTCTAATGAAGTGCGGAAACCGAAGTTCGGTGAACCGACATTCGGAAACTGAACTTCGGTTGCGCATCCTGTCTGTGGTTCGTCATAGACCGTTGAAATTGTGCGCCACAAACCTTGCTTATCCTGAATGCGTGTGCGTATCAAATAGCCTGCGGTTTCCAATTCCTTCAAAGCCGTAAGAATCGCCGCCCGCCCTTCTGAACCTTCACGCGCAAGGCTGTCAGCAGAAGTACGCCAATCATCAGGTCGCGACAACACGCAAGCAAGCAGCCCACGCGCCCGATACGACAGCCGCTTATCGCGCAACACATCGTTCCCAATGATGGTGAAATTAGTTGTCTTTCGTGCGCCACGAACAATCACGAATGTTTCCCCCTTAGCCATTCAATCAAATCGTCAAACGAACGCAACACAGCCCTGTCAGCAATCAAAAAATCATCATAGATTTTTCGGTGTCGGTCATACAAATTCTGCACGCACCACGAAGGCTGCGATGACACAGGCACAACCACAATCGCTTTCGTTTCCTGCGACACCATGCAATAAGCAATCGGCTTACGAACCTTGCTGTGAAAACCGTGATAGGTGTCCACAATCAAAGTTGGTGCAGGATAGTCATCGGGATTGTTGCTAAACACGCGGCTAGATGATTTCACTTCCAGCACACCAGCCGAAGTCACCACATCCTTTTCATGCAAAGTGAACCTGCGTCTGTCTGCTTCATCCTTCGCGTATTCCAACGGTTGCAATTCCGCATGAACACCCAAATCGTTCAAGCAATCGGTGACATAACGCGCATATGAATGACCAAGTGCAAAGGCTGCACGATAATCAAATGCATTCATTCGCCCTGCCCGTAATATTCCGCGAGCGCAGGCGCAACATAATCACGCCACACAGATAAACGCACCATCACCAAACCTTCACTTCCCCAATCATCGGGCATCAACACAGCGCGACACGGTTTGCGAAGCGAACCAAAATCCGCTTCATTGGAACGCACCTGCTGTTCAATGCGCAACCACGCGGTCACCGCAGGCTGTATCTGTTTCCCTGACTTCACTTCGTTTGCAAAGATTGGGTCATTCCATCGTTCTTCGTTCGCGTCACCAAACTTGTGCGATGGCGCAACACCCAACGCTTTGCGTGCGTCGCGTTGCTTCTTCAATCCTTTCCTGCGTGAGCGTCGCCCACGCGCAACAGCATCACCGCATCCTTTGATGCGACGCTTGCCATCACGCGCAGGTTTGCCAAGTGTGCCGAACAGCGGGCAACCATCAACCTTGCAGTTGTCTTGCCTGCCTTCGCATTCACCTTTTCTTGGGTCGCCCGACATTCTTCACCACCTTCACAGAGTGAGCGAGCGAATGCCCGCGTTCCATTTCGTATCTGACAACGCGCCGCTGTCGTGGTGTCAGCCCACCGAACACGCCCCACTTATCATCCACATCGTCTAAGCCGATAACCAAATTCAAACATTGGTCTGTGACCGAACATTCCGAACACAGTTTCAATGCGGCATCAAATCTGGTTTCCTTCAATGCGTCAGGGAAGAACACATCAGACGGAACACCAACACATCGCGCGTTGTCGCGCCACGCTTGAATCGCCATTAGAAAGGTTCTTCGTCTGCTGGTGCTGCTGCTGGCGCAGATGGCTGCTCACCGTTCATCAAAGCACCAATCACATTTGATGCTTCCTTGCTGGTCAGGTCACCCAACTTGCCATTCACATCACGCCCAATCAGCGCAGCGACATAGGCAAGCAGGTCATCGTTGTTCATGTTGCGTTCGCGCGTAAGTTTGCCAAGCAAACCGATTTGCTTCTGCGTGATGAACCCTGCACCTTTTGCTGCTGTGGTTACCTGCTGTGTCTTTGCAGATGGGAACGCTTTGATGACCGTCGCAATTTGCTGGTCGCCATCTTGACGGTTGCGCACTTCATCTGCTGATGCCACCTTGCCTGATGTATCGCAAGCAAGCGCAGCCATAATGCAACGCCCCCAAGCCGATGTTTCTGCGTTCATCACCATGCTGTCGCGTGTGAAATTTGATTTTGGTATGCATGGCTCAATCGCAACTGCAACTGCTGGCATCGGGTCATCGGGTGTTTTGTAGCACGCTGCCACATACACAATGAATTCCTTGTCACCAATTTTTTTGATGGTGAACGGTTCATCGGGATTGTATGGTCGCAGTACCGCATCGGGGTACTTCGCTTTCAACTGCTCAATCCGTTGTGCAACGGTGAGATATCCGTCTAGTTCAAATGTCATTTCTTTTTTCCCTTCGTTGTGCGGAACACCCTGAACGGTGAACCTTCTTTTTCATACTGTGCAACCAAGTCAGGATGACTTGCCCGCATTCGTGCAACATCAACTGTTGCGCGACCCTTCTGTTGCTTCCAAGTGACAGCAACTTCGCCATTGATAGTTCCCACTTCTGCATCCAGCAGCATCCGCGCGAGATGGTCTTTCGCGTTGCGTTCAAGTGCTTCCGCTTGCGCGCTCATCGCGCGTGCTTCTTCCAATGTCTGAACCCACATCAACGCATCAGCACCGATTTCAACTTGCTTTGGTTGTGCGGTGAACAGCGTTGCGATTTGCTCAGCGGAAAAGTTGTCAATGTCATCGGGCATTGGTTCGCCGCGCAGCACCCATTCACCAAACACTTCTGCTTCCAAGCGCAGCGCGCTGAACGCATCGGTGTTCGTCGGGCATTCAATCAGCGACAGTTTCAAATCGCGGTCAAGTACCGACAGAAACACGGGGCAACCTAGAACCATCTGTTGCGCCCACATCTGCCACAGATACATCGGCGGCACATCTGAGATATCGCGGATGCTGTGTCGCGATGTCGTCTTGCATTCCACGCATACTGCGGGTGCTGTTTCATTGTCCACACCATCGGCGGTGATGAGCCATTGACCATCACGATACAGGGATTGCGGCGTGATGAACTTCGTCGCAAGTCTGTCCGATGCGTATTGCAGCAGCATCGGTTCTGCGTAGTTGCCTGTGGTCATTGCGCTGGTGGCTGGCTGCTCATCAACCACCATCGTTGCCTTCTCAACGAACAAGTCACCGCGCGTGCGGAACTGTGATGCGCCCATCAGAATCGGTGCGTCGCTTCCACCGAACGACACCAAGCCATCGGGCGTTCGTTTGCGTTGCGCCAACCATTCGGTTCGGTCTGCTGCTTTCGTTACTAACTGCATTGCTATTTCCCTTCCGTGTTGTTGTTGATTTGATTTTGCTTTGGGGGTGTCACAGGGTTTGGAAGTATGAAGTTCACTTTCGGATACGCCTGCCCTTGAATGATGTAGTCCACGCTGTATCCCCAAGTGCGTACTTCCGCAAATGAGATGTCGCACTTCCATCGTTTCTGCCATGCGTGACGAAGGCAGTAGTAGAACACGCGGTGATGGGTGTCGTAGTTCGTGCCGCCCTTGTTGATTGGCGGGCAAGCGATGTGTGCTAGTTCGTGCGCAAGCACAGCCCACACCCGTTTGCTTCGTGTCGGTGATTGGTCAGCATCCACATTGACCTGAATGTGACCGATGTTCCAACTGTTGTGCGGGATGTTTGCGTGTCCGTATTGCCTTCCGCGATTTTGCCCGCGCGCAATGGTGATGTTCGGAAGCGGTTTGCCTTTGTGCCAATCCGACATCAACTTCCAAATGCGTTCGGCTTCCTTGCGAATGATGCGTTCACGAATCGCGTCGCACCTTTCCTGCAACTTCTTCGGTTGCTCGCGCCTACGCGCAACCTGACGCTTCTGGCGCACCTTCTCGCGTGTGCTTGCAATGCGCTGTTCGCGCTTCGCTTCCAACGCGGGTGCAATCCGTTCCACCAATCTTCCTTTCGCAGATGAACACGGCAGGCAATACCGCCGCACATCATCTTTCCGCGGGCGTGTCGGTGCAAGAACACCTTCATCGCATTGCGGGCATTTCCATCTTGCTTGTTTGATTGCCATCGTCGTTCCTTCCGATGATGTTGTTGGTTGTTGATTACTTGTCGTGCTGTCTGTCTGCTTGCGGGTCACGCACTTCGTACTTGCGACCATCTGACTTGCGGAAGATATCGCGCCTGTCATTGATGAGCGCACGCACCGTTGCTTCTGAGCATTCACCAATCGCAGCAAGTTCCTTCACGGTGACTTCTGCGAAGATGTTGTT